TCAGGGCTGAGCCCGCGCGCGCTTGGACATGGTTCCGGCCGATCGCCAACCCGTCATCGTCGTAGGCGGTCGCGCCCGCATAGACACGGGGGGCGTTACCCCCCAGGGGGTCGCAGCGGTTGGCGAAGGTCAGCTCGTAGACGGCGCCGGGGGTGTACGGGATAAATTCATTGAGGCTGGCGCCGCCGCCGCCGGAACGCGCGAACGAGCCGCCGCCGACGAAGACATCGACGTTGTCGAACGTGAACACCGAGAAATTGGTGTTATCACCAAGCAGACCAAACCCGTTGGTCACCAGGTTCTGCCCGCGCGACTGCACGTAGCGCTCGGTCTCTTTCTTGCCGACCACCACGGCCTGGCGCACCCTTTGCGCAGTCCACGCCCGACGCGTTGTCGCAGTGCCGGCTTCGGCCTCGGCCTGATCGACGGTTGCGGCCGTCCACTCGCGGGCATCGGACAGACGGGGGTCATCGGGCGCAATTCCTGGCCCCTGCTCGCCCTGCGGCCCCTGAATGCCCTGCTCGCCCTGCGGCCCCTGAATGCCCTGCTCGCCCTGCGGCCCCTGAATGCCCTGCTCGCCCTGCCGCGCGAGCGCGACAAACGCCTGCAGCTTGATCGTGCCGTCCGGTCCCAACGGGCCGATGTTGAGGTCTAGCTTCATGGTCGTGTCACGTCCTTGATGATGTTGATCAGCGTCGTAGGCGAGCTGATCACGTCGCCACCCTGCACAGTGACCTGCACATCCATGTGCGCGACGCCCTCCGGCCACTCCTGCGTATCAGCTGCGCGCAGAATCACAGCGCCATCGGCGTAGTCAATCTGCAGATCTGCGATCAGCCTGCCAGTGGGCGTGCGGATTTGAGAGGCCATGGCAATCACTGGGTCGGGTAATGGCTGCCCGGCATCGTCCGTCAGACCGTAGGTGCCGCCCCAGGAAAACGTGTCCCCGCGCTTGTGCGTCACGATCATGACCACCTCCAGGCCAGCAACCAGGCCAGCATCACGCCGACCGCCCAATCCCACCAATCCATCAGATCTATCATTCCGGCCCCCTTGTCATCTTGGCAATCACATCCCGCACCCCCGGCGTGCCCGCCCACGTCAAAAGCATCAGCGCGTTGAGAACTTCGAGCCGTACAGCCAGCGGGCGCAGCGCGAGCGGACGGCCAGCCAGCGGCGAGGATGGGGTACTCTGGTCTCACAGCTGCAACCCACCAGCCGTGATGAACAGCTCATCCAACTGCCCCTCGCTCAGATCGAGAGCAGCGGCGGCGGAAGCGAGGAAGGGGCTGTCGCGGCGCCATTCCTGCGTATCGTGCAGGGTCGCTTCGGCCACGGCCCGCTCTACTGGATCAGGGATGGCGGCGACAAAGGCCAGCGCCTGCGGCCACAGCCCGGCCTGGATCAGCGCCACCTTGCCCTGGGCGCGGCTGACCACCTGCGGCACGCGCGACAAGCGACGCGCCTCCAGGTTGGCAGCCGCCACATCGTCAGGCAGCGGCACCACGGCGCAGGCGCGGCGCCACACACCATCGCCGTCTGGCTGCGGCTCGCCCCATCGCAGCTCGTGGGTCAAGGCGTCGTGCAGCGGCGCATCGTCATCAAGCACTGGCTCGTACCCTTCAACGGGTACGAACGGATGCGGGAACACCGTCAACGGGTTCGAAGCTCGAATGTCGGCCTCGCTCATTTGACGTCCCTCTTTATCGATCCACAAGCTGATCATTCACCCCCCTCAAACGTCGTGAGCGGCATACGGGTAGCTGCGGCCGCCGCCCCACATCACACGCGCCGCCCTGGTCCCTGACCCGGCGCCCGTCGCGTTCTCGAACGTCACGGTGACGCCGGATGTCACGGCAACGGCATTCTTCGACGCCAGCGCGTGCCCGGCGCTGCCGGTTGGCTGGCCAGATGTCGCTGGCCCACCGCCGTACAGCGTGCCGCCGCCGGGCGTGATGCCCAGCAGGCTCACGCCTTGACCATTGACGGCGCTTGGGTTGTAGTAGTCGCCATTGCGGCCGCCATTTCCGGCGCCAAGCGGGCGGTCGCTGGTGTCGCCGCCGTTGCCACCATTGGCACCATAGCCACCCGCGCCGCCGCCGCCGCCGTCGAACTGGAACGCCACCCAGATATACGGCGCGCCGCCGCCGCCGAAGGCGCCGCCACCACCACCTTGGTCAGGGTTTGGTAGCAGCTCGTAGTAGGGCTCGCCAGTGCCGCCACCGCCGCCTTCTCCCACGTGATCGCCCACCATGGCGCCGGCCTGTGCCTGCACTACGGTGACGCCGCCGATCTTGGCGCGCATACCCACACAGACGATGCTGATCTTGTCCACCCCTTCGGGCACGGTCCAGGTGCCAGGGCTGGTGACGACATGCTGACCTTTCGGCGCCGTCGGGTCACCACCAGCCGGCGGGCCGCCTGATCCATCGCCAGGCACGTACACGTTCGCCACCCCAGGATTGACTGGGAACGGCATGCTTCTGTGCGCCAGCAGCAGCGGGCGCACCACGCCAGCAGTCAGGCGCACGCCCCACACCGTGCCACGCAATGCCAGGTACTGCTGGTCTGAGATGTTGTCATCGTTGTGCGTGCCACACCTGACGCACGGGTTGTTTGACGGCGACACCATGGAGCCCGCCGACACCGAGAACGTGCTGGCCGACCCGTTGACCTCGATGGTCAGCGTGCTGCTGCCATCGTGCGTGCAGCGCACGTAGTACTCGGTGGATGTGGTCAGCAGGGTTGGGTAGTTGGCACTGTCCGATGCTGTCGACGTGCGCCAGTGCAGCTGTAGCTGTCCGGTACTGCTCACAATCAGCAGCAGGTGCGGGCCGGTGCTGCTGTTCCACGAGCCATCTGTCGTACCACACAGCCCCATCACCAGAGACCCCCACGGCAGGCCGCCGCCGCCGCCAGGAGACCCAGGAAGCGCATTCAACGTAAACCGCGCCTCCATTGTCCAGGCACCGCCCAGCACCTTCAGGGCGGAGTCGTAGGCCGTCCGCACATAGTGTGCCGTGCTGCCTGGCGGATTTGGGAAATTAAAGCCAGGCATGCCGAACCGCGCGCCGCTGGTGATCTGGCTCACGGTGCCGACCTTGGTGATGGTCAGCCCCAGCGGCGACCTGTCGGTGATGCTGGCGCCCGACCCCACGTTTTGCAGCAGCGTCTTCACGCCGATGGCAAAGTGCCTGTCGTGGTACAGGTCGGCGCCTCTCAGGACGGTGCTCGGGATGCTCATTTGCAGTCCAGCCCGATCAGGTGCAGCCAGTAGGTCGTGCCGCCGTCGTCAGTGGACACGCCGATGCGATCAACGCCGGAAGCCGTGAGCACGGGCACCACACCGCCCCACCATTTGCAGCCAGGCCAGAAGGTGATGGTCTTGCTGCCGGCATTCGTCAGCCGCAGCTCGAAGCTGCCAGCCGTGCCTGACGGTGGCACGTTGCTGACGGTGAATGTGGTATTGGCTGTGATGGTCTTGGTGAAGATCCCGCCCGCTGACATGTCGATGTCGTCGGCGGCCATGGCCACCTTCTTCTCGCGCAACGTCAGCAAGGTCTCGCCCAGCTTGACCCAGTTTGTCGTGTCGCTCCCGGGGGCCGTGGCCACGCCGCTGTGCGTCACCTTGCAGCGGTAGGTGATGTTTGGCTCGGCAGTGTCATACACGCACGACGGCGGCGTGGCCGGGTAGCTGCCTGCCGTGTAGCTGCCACCGGACTGCCACGGCACGGCACCAGCGGCGGCGACAGCGGCCTGCGCCGCGCCCTGCGCCACCGTGGCGGCAGCGCTGGCGATGTCGGCCTGCTCCTGTGCCGCCAGGGCGTTGTTCCAGACGTTCAGCGACAGGCTGTTCTGCTGCGGCTGCACGTCCTCCTTGAGCTTGACCACATAGGCGTGCGCCTTTGCCGACCAGTCGGGTGCGCCACGCACCGGCAGGGGCGGCAGCGGGTCGATGGGGGTGGGTGCGATGACGGTATAGATGGCCATGTCAGACGATTCCTTTGATCCTTCCAGACAGCGTGCGCTGCCCCCAGTTGTTGTAGGTAAGTCGGCCTTCAAAAAACCCGGTCTTGCGCAGCGGCGCGTGTTGTGGGTCGGTGTGCCCGATCCACAGCGTCGGTACGCCGTCGAACTTGTCCATGATCGCGGCCACCTTGATCGCGTCGGCCGGCTCCACAAACACGCTCAAGTTCATGTCGCCGGCTCCTGGGCGCTTCTTGAGCACATAGGTGCCGTCCTCGGCCTCCTTGTAGTAGCTGTAGCTCAGCACGCCGATGTCTGCGCCGTACTCTGTCCAGCCCAGCTCCACGTAGCGGCCAAGCTGCACAAGCCCCAGCTCTACCTGGTTGCCCGCGTAATCAAGATCGATGGTGATGACGGGATCGGCGCACAGCTCGATGTCGGTCACAAACAATGAGTCGGCAACCGTCACAGTGCCGTAGAAAAACGGCTCCCAGTCATCCACCCCAACGCCATCGAGTGAGTAGACCGTTTCCGGGAACACCGTCGGCCCGCCCGGGCCATCGGTCACCGTGATGCTGATCTGCGTGGCGCGCACGCCCTGGAGATCGAGCGTGTCGATAAGCACGCGCGGGCGCAGCACGATGCGCAGCTTGTCATTGGCGATGGTCTTGGTGTTGCGGTACGCGTCAAAGGCCCGCCAGCGGCTGGTGACGCTGAAGAAGTGCCAGTTCTCAGGGTCGTTGGCCGGGGTCTTGCTGCCGGACGTGGTGTGCGCCTTGATGCACGTGTACACGCCGTGCGTCGGCGCGTAGGAGCGCTGATCGCCCAGCGCGAAAGTCCCGGCCGCCCATGCAGTGACCTCCGACTCTGGCAAGTCGATCAGCGGATCGCCGCCCTTGATGGACACCACGTGCAGGTCATCCAGATCGGTGCGATCCAGCACGCCGAAGGTGCGGCGCATGCCAATGTCACTCATGCGGCCTCCGTCAACATGGCGTTGCCGCCCGCCGTTACCCGGTCAATCACATCGTGGGTTTGCGGCAGTACCGCCGTGTTGCGCTCGATCTTGTCCAGGCGCGCACGCAGCTCGCGCAGCTCGGCGATCAATTCAGCGTTGTCGCCGCCGCGCATCATGTCGCGAGTCTGGACGGCGGTGTAGACATGGCCTGGGCTGGCGAAGTTGATCAGCTCCGGCCCGCGCTCGCCGACCAGCGCGAGGCCACCCGCGTAGCGCCCGCCGTCTGCGTGGCGCGGGACTCTGTAGAGGTCGCTGATGATGCGAGTCGGGTCAAGCTCGCCGTCCAGGATTCTTCTGAAGTGCTCCAGCTCTTCCGGCGACAGAGTGCCGCCGCTGCCGTCCGGGTAGACGTACTCGCCGGTATCCCAGTTGATCGTGCGGGTGATCGATGTCAGGTCTTGTCCACCGCCGCCGCCGCCCCAGTCGCCGGGGCTGTACCCTCCGCTGTAAGCGCGCCGCGCCGCTTCCCGTGCTGCCTCCTTCTCCGCTTCTTCCGCAGCCTTGATCGCCGTCTGCTCTCGCACGTAGTCAGCCAGATACTCGATCCCCTGGTCGATGCTTGTGATCGTCTCGCCCGTGGCGTTCAGCAGGTCAATCTGCTGGCGCCAGTAGTCGCGCTGCTGCTCCAACAGCTGGACCTGCTGCTCGGCAAACGACATCTGCACTTCTGCCGAGTCGCCGATTTCATTGAGCTTGCCAGCCAGGATCAACTGGTCGCGCTCCATGTCGGCCAAGGTGTCGTACTGGCTCATGTCGAGCCCGCCGCGCGCCGCTGCAATGGCGTCGGCAAGCTCTTTGGAGTCAGGCAGCGCCCCCGTGGCGCGCAGGCCGGCCAGCGCCTGGTCAATGTAGGCGTTGGCCGTGCGGGCGTCTTGCAGGCGGGTGCTGTCCACGCCGCCGCGCAGCTGGCGGGCGGCGTTGCCGGCCAGGTCAAAAATCTTGCGCGCCTCGTCGGCCAGGCCGCGCCAGTTGTCGATCTGTTCGTTGAACAACTGGTTCAGCCGGTTCCACACGTCGTCGGTGTGGCGGGCAGCGGCTTCGGCGGCGCTTTCGGCGGCTGGGGTGATTTCGGCAAACGCCCCGGCCACGCCCATCAAAGCGGCGAAGGCCTCGCGGCCCGCTTCGGTGCTGAGGTCCTGCGCTTCAACCAGGTCACGGAATGCGTCGCGGGTTTCGGGCAGGGACAGGCCTACTTTCCCCAGCTCCAGGCCTAGCTGCTTGCGCATCAGGTCGGCGCGCTCTTCGTCGCTCCAGAAGTTTTGCAGGTAGGACGAATAGGCGCCTTGCAGCTGATCCATGCCGCCCATCAGCTCCTGCAGAGCGAACACGCTGTCCTGCGTGGCGGCGCTGAAGTCGGGGAACACGTCGATCAGCATCTGGATCGAGCGGTACATCTGCTCGATGCCGGCCGTGGTCTGCGCGTACAGGGCGGCGGCCTCTTGGCCCATGTTCTCGCCTTCGAGCGCGTCGAGCGCGGCGCGGGCGTCGGTCACCTGCTTGTCGGCCCAGCCAGGCAGGTCGAAGCTGTCCAGCGTGCCCAGCGCGGTGCTGTACATGGCGCGCACGGCCTCGCCCACCGAATGGAAATCATCGGTGTTCACCCAGTCGGCGACGTTCTGGCCGTCGCGCTGGAGGTTCAGGCCCGCCCACAGGCCATTGCCCTCGCCTCGGTTGGCAAAGCCCACCGTCGCGCGGTAGGCGGCCTCATCGCCGATCAGCGCGCCGATGCCTTCGAGCGGGCCGATGATGGACAGCGCGATGTCGCGGCTAGCCTGGATCAGCGCGGGGTCAGTGGACAGGTTCGCGTTGTCCTTGTTGTTCCACCACCCCAGCTCTTCGGGGTGCGCGTAGCCGGCGCCCCGGTAGAAGTCGGGCGTGTCGCGCATGTCGCGGACGCGCGACGTCCAGTTGATGCCGAACTCGCTGTTGTCAGCGGCCGCCGACTCCATCAGGCGAAGCAGCGCGCGGTCGTTCCAGTCGGAGATCGCCTCCATCGGCGCGCCCAACTCTTCCAGCCGCGCCATCAGGGCCGCGCGGTCGGGCAGGTCGCCGGTCAGGTAGTTGAAGCCAGTAGAGCCGGCGACGGTGTTGACGAACGGGTCGTTGCCGCCCGAGGTGGCGTAGGCAGCGCCGCTGAAACGGTCGCGCGAATTGCGCTCGATGAGGGAGCCGATGATCAGCGGGGCGGCGACGGCCGCGATGCCGGCGGCGTTGCCGGCCATCCACGACGCCCCCTGCGCCGTCTGGGCCGCGCCGGCTGTGGCTTGCAAACCAGCGCCGCCGAACGCCTGCGTCTGCGCGGCGAGCATGGCAGCTTGCTGGCTTCCCACGGTCATGCCGGGCAGCATTCCGTAGCCAACAGAGCCCGGCAGCGCGGCCATCATGTTGTAGCCAATGCCGCTGATGCCAGAGCCGCTGCCGCTGAACATGTTCCAGAGGCTGTTGGCATTGCTGGCGGTGCCGAGCAGGCTGTTGCCCGGGCCGCTGCCCAGACCAATGGAGTTCATCGCGCCGCCGACCATGCCAGACACGCCCTGCGCGATAGGGTTGATGATGGCGCTGATCACCGGGCGCAGCACCATCGTTTTGAACATGTTCACCACGGTGTCGCGCAGGTTCTTGGCGAAGTCCTTGCCGGACTCGAAGCCGCGCAGCAACGCATCGGTGAGGCTGCTGTTGATCTGCTCAGATGCCCGCTCCCAATCTTCCTGCGCCTTCTTTGCTGCTTCGGCATTGGCCTTTTCCAACTCGAGCGCGGCTTCTTTGGCCGCGCCGCCCTTCTTGGCAATGCCCAGCTCGCGGTACGCGGCGGCTTGCTTTTTCAGGGCGTCGTAGGTCTGCTGATCAAGGTTGCGGTCCATCGCCTTGATGGCCTGCAATTCCAAGTCCGTCGCCAGCATTTCCAGCTTGGCGGCGTCAAGCTCTGCAATGGCCTCTTTGCTCAGGCCCATGCGCTCGGTGGCTTCGATCTGCGCGGCAATGTCGGCTTGGATTTTGTCGAGGCCAGTGGCGAGCGATGTGAGGTACTTTTCGCGGGATGCGGCGGCGTCGAGGTCGGCTTTGGAAAGGGTTTGCTGCGCTTTGGCTTCTTCCTTCGCCAGCGCCACGGCGAATGGCTGTTTCTGGATCAGCTCTTCCACGTAGGCGACGTACTGCGCCTCGCTGATATTACCCTTGGCACGCTGCGCCTGGGCCGCTGCCAGATCTGTGTAGTAGGTCGAGGAAACCCCGGCCAGTTCGGCAAAGATGCGCGATTGGTCGGCAAGGTCTTTGTTTTCCTTGCGCGTGCTGGTAGCGCGCTTCTCTTTCACGGCAGTGATGCCTGCGACCGTTTTGAGGTAGTCCTTTTCCAGCTGGGCACGGGCGGATTCGCTCAGGTTGCCTGCGGCCAGGGCTTTGCTGTATAGCTCTGTGGCCTGGGCCACGGCCTTGCGCTGTTTTTCCAGGTCGGTGTCAAACTGGGACGCCTGCTTGCTCAGGTCGATGGCGGCCTGGGTGGATTGGTTGTTTGCGCGCTGCTGCTCGTCGGCTTTGCGCTGGGTTTCCATCAGCTCGCGCAGCCCGGCGATCTGGTTGCGCAAACCGTCCACGCCGCCAGCGGCTTGCACCCCTGCAACTTGCTCTGTGGTGCGCTTGCCGGGGAGCGTGTTTTCATAATCTGCCAGCAGCTTTTCTGCAGCTTGCAGGCGACTACCAAGCGTTTGCGCGCGCCCAACGTTCAGCATGGAATCCCACGCCTCGGCGGCTGCGTCCCTGACGCCCATCCAGCCGCGTTCCAGCAGCCCGAGGTTGTCTTTCAGCTTGGGGATGCGCTGATCCAGCATGGATGCATAGGCATCCTGCGCAACGCGGGCAGCATCGGTGCTGCGGCCTTCATCTTCCAATGCCTTGATCTGGTTGTAGATTTCAGCCGTGAGGAAGTTGGTAGATTTATTGAGTTTTTCCACCGCTGCCAGCGGGTCGCCTGCCATGCTGGAAAACGCCTTTGCCACTTCGTCCGCCGCACCGCCCCCTGCCCGCTCAAACTCGATTGCCACCTGTGCATAGCGCTGCAGCTTGTCGGATGCCACATCGCCGGATGCTGCAATGCTATTGAGCGCTTCAGCGGCTTTGGATTGGGTGATGCCGTTGCTTGTGGCATCAATGGCGCGGGCCATGTCGCTGAGGCTGTCAGCAGACGTGCCAGCGGCATTGCCTGTCATGATCAGCGTCTTGTTGAACGCTTCAGCTTCTTTGCTGCCCTGGTTGTAGGCCACGGCAAAACCGGCCACAGCGGCGGCGGCGATGGTAAACGGGTTCACCAGCCCCAGCACATAGCCGCCCAGCGCGCGGGCGGCGTTGCCAGCGCCCCCGAACATATCGCGTAGCTGGCCTCCCTGTTGCAGAAACACGGTGAGCGGCGCTTGCCCACCCTGTAGGCTGGTCACGATGTCGGTGAACTGCGCTGGCACGCCACGCAATGCGGCAGCGGTTTGGGCGGCAGACACGCCCATCTTGTCCAGCGAGCCGGTGGCGGCGCGCTGCGCCTGCATGGCTTGGGCCTCGATCTCGCGCAGCTTCTTCAGGGCTGGCTCAAACTTGGATGCGTCCAGGCCCTTGTCCGCGATGTTGAATTCCAGGCGCTGAGATGCAGTCTTGCCAAGAAGCTCTAGCTCTGTCGTTGCCCGCTTGATGGATGCCGAGATGCGGCTTTCTGCGCGGGTGAACTTTTCGGCACTGGCCCCTGCGCCGTCCCCGATCTTGTCAACGGCCTGGCCTGCTTTGTTCGCGGACGTGGCGACCTCATTGGCCATCTGCGACGCTTTGTCACCAACCCGGTCAAAGGCACTTTCTGCCTGTTCCGAGTTAACGACTACCTCGCCCTGAATTCGCAGGTCAGATGCCATGGGTACACAAATGAAAAAGGCCCGCCGAAGCGAGCCCAGAAATAGAAAAGCCACCCGGAGGCGGCTATGTGTCTGAGCGGTTCTCGCTCATTTGCTTGAGCGCCGCGCCCTCCATTACCTGGATGTCTGAAAACATCTCGTCCCACTCTTGTGGGTCTTTGGCTGCCCGGTCGAGCAGTGGGTACACGGCGCTGTAGTCCAGCCCTGTAGCGCCCCCCATGCCGACGCGCCACTGGGTGCCGAGGGAGATGAACAAGCTGAAGGCGGCATGGTTGTCCGGCCATACCTCCACAACCCGCTCGCCGCCGCGCGCAGCCAGCGCTGCAAGGAAGGGGTTGGCCGGTGGGCCTTCCTCCTTCTCGTACAGCGCTGCCGCTGCCGCCTTCAGTTTCCCAGGCGCCCCTCAATGCAGGCCGTGCGATAGGTTTCCATGATGGCTGCAGTAGCTGCGGGCAGCTCGTCGGCCAGTTGCTGCACATTGGGCTTTGTCAGGTCTTCATCGAGGTTCCAGCTTTCCAGAACGTCGAGGATGTATTCGGCGTTTTGGCCTGCCGTCTTTTCCATGAGTTCGGCCATGCTGAACTTGTCGCCTTCGGGCTTGTCTTTCGCGCCAGCGGCTTCAATGAGCTTGTCAATGAAAACTCCGAACTCGCTGCGGGTGCGGTAACGGAAAGTACACTCGATGGAGCCTGTGCCGCCCTCCAGCATGGGGAACGTGACGACGCGCACGAACGATTTTGGGCGGGCGCCCAGCTTGATTTTGGTTGCCATTTTTTAGTCTTTCGCAAGGGTTAAAAATGCCCGTGCGCACCCACGCCGTCCCTTGCGAAGGAACGAACGTGGATGCGTCGGTGCTGGGGTGGCTTTCGCCGTGGATCAATAGCTGAGCGAGCGGCCAATCACAGTCATCGCTGCATCTACAGTATTTACCTGAGACGAGTTGAGCTTAGGGAGCTCGGACACGTTCAGATAGCCATAGCCGTAGGTCACAGCGCCGCCCGAGATGACCTGCTTGAAGGCCACTTTGGACAGGTTGCGCGAGATTTGCAGCATGGTTTGATAACCGGGCTGCGCGGCATCGTGGGCCAGCGACAGGGTGATGCTGGTGGCGTTGAAGCCGGTCGGGATCTTCAGCGAGTTGCGGCGGGCCAGCAGCTGCACGTCGGTGAAGCGGGCGTCACCACCAGAGCCAGAGATGGTCAGCACCTGGGGAATGGCCGTCCAGCCGCTGACCTTCTGCGCCGTGCCGGTGCCGGTGCCTGCCGGGTAGAAACCAGTGTTGCTGGTGTCCACGCCGGTCAGGCTGAACGTGTCAGCGGTCAGCACCGTGATCTTCACGACGCTGTCGGTGATGTCTTCCCAGCCGGACGTGATGAGGATTTCATCCCCCGTGGTGTAGCCGTGGGCTACGCTGGTTGCCACTGCCGGGTTGGCATTGGTCAGTGCGGTAATGGTCTTTGCAGTCGCGAACGTCTGCGAGAACTGTTGGCTAGAGCCTTCAGGGAAATACAGTGCCATGGTGAGGGCCTTTCAGAAATGAAAAAACCCGCGCTGGGCGGGTCGGGTTGCTGCCCTCA